AACCTCACAGTCTGGGGGTGGCTGGTGATCGTGTGTGGCACCATCCTGGCGCTCATAGCCACCTTGTCGTTCTGGTGGCTCATCGAGAAGCTGACGTAAGTGAGCAGTGACACCTACCACGGCCCACCGACACGCCCACCCATAGTGGTTGCACAACGGCCGAAGTACCGCATCTAGTGCTACTCTGTCCGCGAAAACTGCCACAGGTCGACCTATGGCAAAACACGCCGTCACCGCAGCTCGCGGGGCGGCGTTTCCCATGCACGGAGGTCGATATGACCAACGAAACCCGCGCGCTGCGAAACCTGCGTGAGGACATCGCGCACGCGCACGAGCAGCTCAAATGGTGGCGGCGTGAGGGTAAGGCCGAACGCATCGCCTTCTGGGCTGAGCGGCTTGATGAGTTGGTTGATCGATTGCCGCGGAGTGCTAAGCCGAAAGAAACTGCCCAATGACCAACCACCACGCCGCCACGCTCATCGCCGAACGTCTCCCCCACGGCCTCCCACACCCCGGCGACCCACAAGCCAACCAAAAACCATTCACCATCCCACTACCCGGCCTACGACCCACCGGCATCCCACCCGACATGGCCGCACACTTCGCCAACCAAGCAGGACTCCCCAGCGCCGACGTCCCCAAGCTCATCGGCCAAGCCATCGTGAACCTCCTCGAGACCGACGGCGGGTACACCATCCTCGCCAACACCGAGCTCGCCCAGCTACGCCAAGACGCCGCCGACGCACCCGACGGAACCCGGATCATCACCCTGCGCTGCACCTGCCACAACCGCGACATATTCCAGCTGACGATCGGGAAGAGTGACCACGTGCGCATCGACCCCAAGCAACTCGCCCGCGCACTCGAACAACACCAGGCCGCCTGATGGCCAGCATAAAGATCACCGTCGACGGCATAGTCCAAATGAACGGCGAGCCCGGCCAGTGGACCGACAACCCGCCCGAGCTATTCAATCCCACCAAGCTACGGGCACGGTCAAGCCAAGAGCCATGGCTACTAGCGTTGCTACCCGAATTCGCCAAAGCCCTAATGACCAGCACCTCACTCACCGCTGATGTGCGCACCAGGCCCGACGGATACGACCTGTCAGTCACCAAATGACCGTCTACGTTGTCACCGGCCCACCAGCCTCCGGCAAGACCACCTGGGTACGTGAGCACGCCAAGCCCGGCGACATCACCATCGACTACGACGACCTGGTCTCAGCCCTGGCGCCGGGTGTGGAGCGTGACCCACTAGCCCAGCCCACCCACGTCGCTGCGGTAGTGGGTGCAGCCAGGGACGCGGCCATAGACCAGGCGGCCACAGGCCACGGGTACGACACCTACCTCGTGCACGCCATGCCCGACCGCCGAGCCACCAACCGCTACCGCAAGTACGGCTACCACATCGTGGTGTGCGACCCGGGCTACGACGAATGCATGCGACGAGCACAACTCGAGCGCACACCACGACAACAAGCCATCGTCGCCGACTGGTACGAACGGCGCGGACTCGCAGTCTGATGGCAACAGCCAAGCGGCGCCTGACCACCACACAACAAAGCCTCGGATGGCGCCACCAACAAGACCGCGCAGCACTCATGCGCAAACACACCAACGGCAAACCCTGCGAGTGGTGCGGACGGCCAATGTACGACGACACCAACCGGCACAAGAACTACGACTACAAACCCGGATCGACCAACCCCGACAGCGGCAAACTCCACGCCGACCACGGCGAGATGAGCAGAGCCGATGCCATCCGACTCGGCGTACCAATACCTCGAGCCAACCGGTTACTACACGGCGCCTGCAACATCCAACGCGGAGACGGCGGCAACGACCACCTCGCAGTGGGAGGCAGACAAGTGCAGACCCACGAGTTAGCGATGGCATGGCCATGGTGAAAGTGGTTGCACCGCAATGACATTCGACGCGATACGATGCGCGAAAACCATTGCGGCACAACCCCTCCCGCCGAAAATATCGAGGGCCACCCCACCGCAACGACTTGACGAACCTCAGGAGTTCTTTTTTCCCGACGCGGAAACTTCTGACGCCAGCAAACATGTTGAGGCGCAACGACTTTCACGTGCGCCGGTATCGCGAAATGTGTTGCCGTATATACGATTTCACGGTTGATCAGTGCCTCCGTCACCCACCAATTCACCACGTCGGCGGGCTCCCTCAGCAAAACCGACGGCCGGAGCACGACTGATCGCGGAGTTGTCGAAGGACGACGACCCCTACTCGCTGACGTTCCTCATTGAGCAGGCCGCGCACATCGCGGACTACCTAGAGCGGCTGCGCGCACTGATCGACGGTGATCACGAGGTGTGGCTGAGTTTGAAACTCGGCGCCAAGACTGTCGAGATCATCGTCAACAAGCCGCTGGTCGAGGCCCGCGCGCAGGCCGAGCAGCTGCGCAAGCTGCTGGCTGAGATCCATCGCCAGCGCGCGGCGATCCCGACCCCCGGTTACGAGGATGACGTTCTCGATGACAGCGACGATTGAGGCGGCAGCACCGCCCGACACCTGCACGACTAACCGGCCCTGGCCGAGGCGATGGCCCGAGTGGCTGGGCGTTTGGCCGCGACTGACCGGACGTCAGCAGCCCGAGGTCGAGGTGTGGCACGAAGGCGACGAGACCGAGGGCGACCGGGCCGCGCGGTTCGGGATCCGGATCGGCCTGCGCCTGCTGCCGTGGGAGTGGATGATCGTTCGCGCGGTGTTGTCGCTGGTGCCGATCAACGAGTGGGGCATCCGGCTTTACACGCACCGCAACGTGGTGATCGAGTGCACCCGCCAGCAGGGCAAGACGCTGATTCTCATCCTGGTGATCTTGTGGAAGCTGTTCAAGCGACGACGACGGATCGTCTACACCGCCCAGCAGTGGGCGACCGTCGAGGATGTGTTCGATCGCGTCTGCGCCATCATCGACCGGGTGCCGTCGTTGAAGAAGCGATTGGCCAAGCCGCCGTCGAAGAAAGACAACCGGGGCACGATCATCCTGGCCCCGATTCGCGGCGACAAACATGTGGTCAAGGCGGATTTCGGTCCGCGCACGCAGCACTTCGCCCGTGGTTTCACCGAGGTCGACGACTTGATCCTCGACGAGGCCTACGACCTGGTACCGAAAGAAACGGCCAACCTGACAGGCTCACAGGCCGCGTCGGAGAACCCGCAGACGATCTACGCGTCGACACCGCCGGTGGCGTCGGAGCATCCGAATTGCGGTCGGTTCTCGGGCTTCGTCCGCACAATCCTCGCGGGTGGCGCACCGGGGCTCTACGGCGTGCTGTACCGGGCGCCGAAACGGTTTCGGCGCGGCGACCCCGCCGCCTACCCGTTGGCCCAGCCGTCATACGGCCTGGTGGGTGATGACCGCGAGATGGAGGCGCATCTCCAGGGTGCGCAGGAAGCCGGTCCTGTGGACCTCGCGCTGTTCGACGCCGACTGGTTGGGATGGGGCGACTATCCGCCGCCGGAGAACCGCAGACCGTCTGAGATTCCGGCAGACAAGTGGGACGACATGGGCCCCAAGAACGGCCGACCGACGCTGATCAACTCGCCCGCGATTGGCCTGCACCGATGTGAGTCGGGCGTGTGGGTGATCACGGGGGCGCAGTACACCGATACCGGCCGCGCGCATCTGGAGATCGGCTACAGCAAGGCAACGGCGAGCGGGGCGGTGGTCGCCGCGATTGTCGAGTTGGTGGCGGCGTGGAATCCGTGCGCGGTGGCGATCAAGGGCCGCGGCGACGCTGCCGCTGTTGAGGCCGAGCTGATTAAGGCGGGCCTTGAGCCGGAGATGGTCGACGGCGGCCGGTGGTCTCGCTGGTGTGGCGGGTTCCTCAACGCGGCGTTGTCGGCGAAGTTGTCGCACTCAGGGCAGTCGGAACTGTCCAATGCCGCAGCGGCTGCGGTCAAGCATGAACTACCTGCCGGTGGGTTCATCTGGGATGAGGACGTCGCCGGGGCATCGGCTGCGGCGCTGTGTAGCGCCACCTTGGCTCACGGTGCGCTGCTCGAGTTCGGCAAGGTGCGCAAGCCCAAGCCCGCGGGGCCGACCGGCGGTAGCGCCAAGGACCGTGCCGAGCGACCACGTACCAAAAAGCGAAATGGCGTCATGGAGATGGCTTTCTGACAGGAGTGAGAGGAGCGGTTGCCTGTGGCTGAGAACACCAAGACGGCCGCTCCGAAGGGGCAAAAGGGCTATGTCAACGCCTACGCAGGCTGGCTTACCGGCTGGGGTTCCCCGTTCGATGCGTTTGAAGAGAACCCTGATCTGCTGTGGCCGAACTCGATTCGGACCTATACGCAGATGCGGCGTGGTGATTCACGTGTGTCTTCAGTGTTCCGCGCGGTCGGTTTGCCGGTGCGCCGCACGCCGTGGCGGATCGAGCAGAACGGCGCCAGTGACGAGGTAACAGAGTTCGTGGCGGCCGAGTTGGGCCTGCCGATCTTGTCGGAGGATTCCGAGGATGCGGTGAAGCGCAACACGACCCGGCTTAAGGGCCGGTTTTCGTGGGCCAGGCATCTGCAGCAGGCGCTGCTGCACCTGCAGTACGGGCACTCGGTGTTTGAGCGCAGCTACAAGCTCGGCGCCGACCGCAAGGCCCACATCGACCGCATTGAGCCGCGCCCGGCGGGCACCATCGCGTTCTGGAATGTCGGCGTTGACGGTGAGGTTGAGTCGATCCAGCAGTGGCCGGCGGGTTCGTTCGTCGGCATCGGAATGGTGCCAGGCGCCACCCTGTTCCCTGCACTCGTGGGTGTCGGTGAGATCAGCGCCGACCGGTTAGTGCTCTACCAGCACGAACCCGATCCGGGTATTCCGTATGGCAACAGTCTGTTGCGCCCGGCGTATAAGCACTGGATTCTCAAGGATCGCGCGATGCGCATTGAGATCGCGGCGCTAGGTCGGTATGGCATAGGCGTCCCCGGTTTCACCGCCAGCGAGGCTGAGTCCGAAGACCAGGAGCGCCTGGATGAGTACCGCGATCTGGCGAGTGACTACACCGGCGGCGAAAACTCGGGCTTCGCGATCCCGGCTGGTGCGGTGTTCAAGATCTACGGGCCCGAGGGCACGCCACCGGACTTCATGCACCCCATCGACTTTCACGATCGCGCCATCGGACTGGCGGCGCTGGCGAACTTCCTGAACCTCGACGGTAAGGGCGGCAGTTACGCGCTGGCCAACGTGTTGTCGACGACGTTCACCGATTCGGTGCAGACCGTCGCTGAGGATGTGCGTGACGTGGCGCAGGCCGACATCGTCGAGGGTCTCGTTACGGCCAACTGGGGTTTGGATGAGCCGACGCCGCTGCTGGTGTTCGACGAGATCGGTTCACGCCAGGACGCCGCCGCGGCGTCGCTGGCGCTATTGGCCGGCGCGGGGTTGATCAAGCCTGACCCCGAGCTCGAGGCCGCGATCCGCCAGAACGCGGGGCTACCCGCACCAGACCCGATGGCCGATGACACGACGCCTCCGCCCACACCGCCCACGGCGGGCGTCAAGGTCGCCGCCCATACCCGTCGAGCCCCCGCGGCCCGTCGCCAGACGCCCAAGACGAAGGGAGATCAGACGCTGTGGTGAACACCGAAACACGAGCTGATCGCCAAGAGCGCGTTGCTATCTCGATGGTGCTCGACGAGTCGGCTGAGCAGGCCGCCAAGCGCCTGCAGGACCTGGGCGTGCGATTCAAGTCGGCCCGCGCCGAGGGCGAGAAGCCCGCGGCCCGCTGGTATGCGTTCAAGAACCTAGCCGAGGGTGACACCACCGCCCAGATCGACATTTACGACGAAATCGATTGGCTCTGGGGTGTTACCTCGCAAGACTTCCGTAACGAACTCAAGGCGCTGCCCGAGTCGGTCACACAGATAGACCTGCACATCAACTCGCCCGGCGGCGACGTCTACGAGGCCATCGCCATCATGAACTGCCTGCGCCAGCACGACGCCAAGGTTGTCACGACGGTCGACGGCCTCGCGGCCAGCTCGGCCGGATTCATCGCCGTCGGTGCCAGCGACGAGCTGATCGTCGCCGAGAACGCTGAGATCATGGCGCACCTGCCGTGGGCGGTGATGATTGGCGACTCGGCCGACATGCGCAAGATGGCCGACGACCTTGACCGCATCGGCAAGAACATCGCGTCGATATTCGCGGCGCGTGCAGGCGGCACCACCGACGAGTGGATGGCGATTCTATCCGCTGAAACATGGTGGTCTGCACAGGAATCCGTCGACGCTGGCATTGCCGACAAGGTACTCAAGGCGCCCAAGCGTGACGCGAAAGAATCAGCCAAGAACCGATTCAACCTGTCGGTGTTCAACCATGCCGGGCGCTCCAATGCGCCAGCGCCGCAACCGGTGTCGGCGCACAACGAGACCCCTCCGGCCGTCGAGGTCGAGGAAACAAAAGATAAGGAGACCACTGTGGCAACCCTCAGTGAAAGTCAGCTCCAGAAGCTCGGCCTCGACGCCGAAGCTGACGAGAGCGCAATCGACGCGGCGATCGACGCCGCGCTGGCCGAGAAGGCACCCGAGGGCGAGTCAGTCCCCGCTGCTGAGCCGACGCCCGAGCAGGTGGCCACAGTGGCTGCCAAGTACGGGCTGACGGTGCTCGATAAGGGCGCCCACGACGAGCTGCTCGCGCAGGCCCGCGACGGCGCGGCAGCCCGCGCCCAGCAGATGCGCGACCAGGACGACGTGACCATTCGCGACGCCCTGAGCTCAGGCCGGATCACCCCGGCGAGCGAGGACACCTGGCGAAAGTCGTTGGCCGACAACCGCGAGGGCACCGTCGCGCTACTCAAGACGCTGCCCGAGAACAAGGCGCTGCCGGTCGAGATGATCGGCCACGCGGTTGACAGCGAAGGCGCCGTGATCGACGCCGAAATGGCCGGGGTGTTCGCCCGGGTCACCGGTACCACCATCGGAAAGGACGCCTGATCATGGGTGACTTTGTCGCGCTTTACCAGCCCAACCAGAGTGTCACGCGCACACTGTCGGCGAACTGCACGGGAGGTCAGGCGCTCTCCGTGTCCGGTGACGGCACCGTGGCCCCCACCAGCGCCGCCGACAAGGGCTACGTCGGCCTGGCCGCCTACGACGCCTTGAGTGGCGCACTGGTCACCGTGCTCGGCCCTGGTGACTACGAGGTCACCACGACCGGCACCGTCACCGCGGGTGACCTGGTCACCACGGCCGCCGCCGGCGCCTTTGCAACACAGGGGGCCGCGAGCGCGGCCAACGATGTGCAGTGCGTCGGCGTCGCACTCACTACAGCCGCGTCCAACAAGTGCAAGGTCCGGCTGTTCCGCTGACGCGGGCCGCTGAATAGGAAAGAGAGACAACGTAAATGGGCACTCAATATCCCGTGGCCGCGCCGTCGCTTTCGGGCGACGTCTTAGCGATCAACCGGTTCCTCAAGGACACCCCGATGGTTGTGCGCGCGCTGCGCACGATCGAGCAGCAGATGCTCATCTCGGACAAGGTGCTCAAGGGGCAGCTCTACACCGAATCGGGTGCACTGCTATACCAGCAGAACGAGACGATCTTCGCCGATCGGACCCCGAAGGCCGTCACCCCCGGGTCGGACTACCCCCTGACGGGCATCACGCTCGGCACGGCGCAGCTGGCCAACACCGTCAAGTGGGGCCAGGACGCCGAGTTCACCGACGAGAAGATCAGCCGGGAACGCTACGAGGTCATCCGCACCGGGTTCCGCAAGCTGGTCAACTCCTCGATGTTCCAGATCGACGCGGTTGCGCTGTCGGCTGTTTCGTCGGCCGTCACGCAGAACACCGCGGCGCTCGCATCGTGGGCGGCCACTGATGGCTCGGCGAAGATCCTGCGCGACATCATGCGCGCGGTGATGAAGATCGTCGGGCTCAAGCAGGGCTACCTGCCCGACACCGTGCTGCTCGGCCTGGACACGTTCGCCAACGTGACCAGCGACGACAAGCTGCTGCAGCTGCTGCCGCGCGAGTACCCGGGCGTGAACAACACGCCCGTGACCGCCGGAATCAGCAGCCCGTTCATCAAGAACATCGGCGGCCTGACGTTCCTGACCAGCCCAACGCTGCCCACCACGGGCGTCGCGACGGTGCTGGACTCGAGCGTGCTCGGCTCGTTCGTCGATGAGATTCTGCCGGCGCCCGGCTACATCCGCGGCGAGGGCATGACTCAGGTCAAGACGATGCGCGATGACGAGAAGGATCAGTGGCGTGTGCGTGCGCGTCGCATCACCGTCCCGATCGTGCAGGAGCCCGGCGCCGCGTGGAAGATCACGGGGGTCGACGCATGAGCGAGTTCTACAAGGTGGTGGCCCCGCTGGTCCTCGTCAAGGACGAGGACGGCCGGGTCAACTACGCCTACCAGGACGCGGTCGTGCGGCTGTCCGACGAGCAGGCCGCGCACTTCGTCGAGGAGGGCTTGGTCGAGGAGTCCGACGGCGGCGCCTACGCCGACGACGGCAGCGACGATGTGCCCGACGAGTCATGGAAACGCGACGAGATCGACGCGTGGGCGGCTGAGAACTTCGACCCGCCTCTGGACACGACGGGCGCGGGGAACAAGGCTGACGCTCTGGCGCTGATCAGCGAGGCGCTGGCCGCCGCCGACGAGAGCGGGGGCTGAGTTATGGCTCTGTTCAACGTGGTTGGCGAGTGCGTGGTCGACGGCAAGCACTACCCGGGGCCTCACCCCGCGCCGGTCGAGGTCGACGAAGCCGTTGCGGGTCCACTGGTCGAGGCCGGTCAGCTCACCCCCGTGGAGTCGGCCGAGCCGGAACCCGAACAGCCGTCCGGGGACACCCCGACGGTGAGCCCTGAGGGTGAGCAAGTGCCGGACGGTGAAGCCGCCCAGCCTCGCCGCCCCGGTCGTGGCCGCGGCGAAGAGTAACGGTGCCCCCGTTCCTCGACATCGCAGGGTTCACGGCCGAGTATCAGGGCACCCTGTCGGCGGGCGAGACGTTGACCGCGACTCGTCTGCTGGCAGTGGTGTCGGATTGGATCCGTGGGCGCGAGGCCGATGTTGACGCGACTGCGGCGAAGCAGGTGGTGTTCGAGGTTGTCCGTGATGCGGCGAATTATGGTGATTTGGAGAGGCTTTCGAGTTTCGACAACATCACGTCGCGTCG